AATCCATTAGGAGGAACAGAGGGGCAAGTAACAAGCGCCAACTCTGGTCTCGATTTAAATGGACAGAGTTTCACAATCGCAGAACCAGGAGCAGCATTCCAGTTCACTCAGACCTACATGGGTCCGGGTGTAACAAATCAAACTGTGATTCAAAGAGTCACAGAAGTCACAAGCATCACAGATACCACAAGTATCTTTACCCAGTAATATCACTTCTTATTGCCTCCCCCGTCAGTGCTGCTGATGTGGGAGGTGTTTCTGCGACTGCAAACCCAATCGCAAACTCATCAGGCTCAGTTACAAACCAAGCTATTCAGGTTTTGCAAGGTCCATATATCACTAATCAATATGGTAATGGAATTGCTTGTCAAGGTCCCACTGCTAACATCACACCATTCATCACTCATGCTCGTAATGAAAAGTATCCATTTGAAACACACTACATGGAGCCTCAATACGATAACAGAGACTTTGAAGGTCAGTTAGTAGAAGTTCAATCAATTGTAAAGAACTGGCCTTGGTCTCCACACTATGATAATAGAACATATACCAATGCAGATGGTGAAACTGTAAGGGCATATGAAGACGGTGCAGATATGCCAATCACCACTATGGAAATGACTGGGGATGGTGTTCCTGATAATCCAGGATCAGAACTCTGGCAAAAACCAGTGAGAACTGGTGATACTAGAAATTACAGCACAAGCATTGGATTGTCTGCAACACTTTCTTTCCCACTTGATGGTGGATTACAAGAACGTTGTAAGACAGCAGCAGATACTCAAATCCAAATGCAGCAACAAATGATTGCTAATAAGAGATTAGACTTTGAGATTGCGAGACTTAAGAATTGTGGTCAGTTAATGCAGGCAGGTATCAGTTTCCACCCACGTAGCCCATATTTTAAAATATGTGCAGACGTTGTAGTTAACAATGTTAATACTGTCATGCAACATCGTCACTCTATCCCTTCGGTTTCAGTGCCGAACGTAACACCTTTATCGCACGGTTCCGATCACGCTGTTCCGCCTTCCTCTCAGCAGCAGACAGTACCGGGGGCTTCTTACCCCGTAAGGCAGCAATCTTCTTCACCACTTTCTTCGTCACAGGTTTCACCACTTTTAACAAAAGATCAGCAAGAGGTTTTGCAAGCAGTGCCGAGGTCGTCGCTACCACAGCAATTGAGGCGGTAACAGTTATCATACCTGGTGATGGTATGTTCTGGACAATCTGATCGGGTATATTTAAATTCTCAAATACGGGGAGACATTCTTTTCCTACTGTCTCATACCCAGTAATCTTTTTATTACCCTCTAGGATCTTTCCTACAGGGTTTTTTAATTCTTGTGCTCTACTTGGACACTCTGCCAATGGAGCATCAGTCTTAGGAGGTGCTGGAGTTTCAGGCGTCTCTGGTGGTGCTTCTGGAGTGTTTGGAATGACTGGTGGGGGTGGGGAAGACTCTGTTGTTATCTTCAATCTACGTGGATCATAATCTATTGGGTTATAACTAGGTGTTCCTGCATCACAAAATACCTGGACACCATCCTTGTCTTCTTCTTTTAAAGTTATATTCTCACTACTATCTCTATGCGACTCAACGCACCCAGGTATATTAACAATAGGAACACCCACCTGTGTAGTCACGGGTGGGTAAATTGGCACTGCCGCAGATGGAGTTTTTAACCAATCAGGTGTATCGTTAATAATCAAATTACTAACTTGATTAATTCCAATATCAATATTACCTAACTGGATTTCTGGAATCATTAATCTTTCCAACCACCCTTCAATACCCATTCATCATGGTATTGATTTTTCCAGGAACTACTAATCCCATATGATGGTTGAATAACCTGCTCAATATATCTTCTATTTTCTTTTGCAAGATTAAGACTGAGAGTTTCTAAACTCTTTACCCTACCATCAACCTGAGATGCCCACCATACGGCACCAGCACCCTGAACGAGTAGGAATGATACAATCGCAAAAGGAATCTTCAAGTCTTTCATTAGTCTTCAAAGTATTTTTCAATAACTTCTAAACGTTCTTCTTCTTTTGCAATCAAATCAATTTGATCTTGAACGGCACCCAAGACATCTGGATGCTCACCAATACCAACAGGATTAGCAAGATAAACTTCAATGTTCATCTTTGCTTTTTTAATGTTCCCAATAGCAAGTGCCTTGAGAGCCTCTAACATTTCTCTTCTCATTTTCAATCCTCTTTAATGTCGCAAGTTAATTCACAGTTTTCGCCTTCATATTCAGAGTCTGGGATAAAAGCACTAGACCCACAGACAGCACTTCTACACCATCGTGCCGTGTGCCCTTCGGATTTCTCTAAGTGCTTCGAGATCCATGTTTTTTGTTCCTCCGTCATAGGCATGAGCATAACCCTCCTCGATCATTTGCTCGTTAAGGGACACACTGTCGTCCCCAATGTAAAGCCAACCCAGAAGACG